GAAGAAGGGTTGGAAAACACTACTAATCCAGATACTGTTATGTTCTACACAGTTTGGAGCTACAGCAAAAACGCTGGTCGCGATATTATTTTTGCAGCTGCCGGCGCGATCAAGCGTGACTATCCGCACATTAAGAGATTCGTTACCTTAAGCCCTCTTACAGACGCTGCAGAAAGATTTCATCTTCGTAACGGTGCAGCGTTTTTAGCAAAAGGTGATCTTTGTCAAAACTTTGAATATACCCAAATTTAAGGAGCAATTATGCAACATTCTGTAGAAGATCTTATTAAAAGAATTAATGTAATGCACGACATGGCTTGCAACCTGCATAGAGTTAGAAATGCTAAGCCAGACTATGATAAAATATACTGTAACAATCTGCTAGATGATATACGAGGTATGGCTTACCTTATTGCAAAAGATAAAGAAGATGACATAATTATGTCTGAGATTGACTCACGAAAATAACTGTTGACATTTGCCCGATATAATGTTATTATAGTTCTATATTATGAATAAGGATCAATATGTCTAGTTTTTACACATCAGTTGAGCGCTTTGCTAACAACATTCTATGGCGCGGCTATGAAAATGGTAAGCGATTTGAACGTAAAGTAAAGTTCTCTCCTACTCTTTTTATTAGTGGCAAAAAAGATGTTGCGTCAAATTACACATCTTTAGCTAATGGGCGCCCGCTATCTCCAATCAAAATGGATACGATGCGAGAAGCTAAAGACTGGATTGAGCAATACAAAGATGTTCATGGCATGCAAATTGCCGGTAGCACAAATTACATTGCGCAGTTCATTCAAGAAAAATATCCGTCTGATATTAAATTCGATACTTCTTTAATTAATATCGCATCATTTGATATCGAGGTTGATATTAGCGATGGTTATCCAGACATGAATACTGCTGATAAAGAAATTACCTCTATCGCTTATAAGTCTTCAAAATCTAATGATTACCACCTGCTTGGTCGTAAAGATTACGACAAGTCTAAGACTCTGCTTGATATTGATCCAGATAACATTCACTTCATGAAGTTTGATACTGAAGAAGCACTACTACGTCGTTTTAAACAACTATGGATGAATGATTATCCGGATATTGTTACTGGTTGGAACGTAGCTTACTTTGATATTCAATACATTATTACTCGTATGACTAGTTTGTTTGGCGAAGAGTGGGTAAGAGATCTATCTCCTTGGCGTGGTCTGCGCCAAACTGGCCGCGAATTCTTTGGCAAAATGCAACAAACCTACGAAATCTCTGGCATCGCTGTTATTGACTACATGGATGTTTTCAAAAAGTTTGGTTATAAGTACGGTCCACAAGAATCGTGGAAGCTCGATCACATTGCTAACGTAGTACTTGGCGAAGCAAAGCTCGATTACTCTGAGTACGGTACTCTTACTGAATTGTATGAACAAAATCCACAATTGTATCTTGACTATAACCTTAAAGATACGTGGCTTATTCAACGCTTTGAAGACGAAACCGCTCTGCTTTCTTTAGTTATGACTGTTGCTTATGGTGGTGGTGTAAACTTCAATGATGCTTTCGGTACAGTTGGTATTTGGGAAACAACTCTTTATCGTAGACTTCTTAAAGAAGGTCGTGTCCCGCCAATTAAAAGTGGTCCTGGCCAACGAGCTGGCGATCTTGTTGGTGGATATGTTAAGGATCCAAAAGTTGGCATGCATCCTTGGGTTGTATCATTCGATTTGAACTCTCTATACCCACACTTAATGTTGCAATATAACATGTCACCAGAAACTTACATTGAAGACCGCCGTGAATATGTTTCTCAAGATATGGTGTTACTTAATAAGTACCAGAATAATGATAAATCTGTATCTGTTGCAGCTAATGGTGCATGTTTTACAAACGAATTTAAAGGTGTAATTCCTTCAATCATTGATGAATATTACGGCAATCGTAGCGTAATCAAACAGAACATGCTTAAAGTCGAGCAAGCTCTTGAAAATGCTAAAGACCCTGTAGAAAAAGCAAACCTTAAACGTGAAGCAAATAGTCTACACAACCAGCAAATGGCCATCAAAATTGCTATGAACTCGTTGTACGGCGCAACAGCTAATATTTACTTCTTGTACTATATTAACGATATGGCAGAAGCGATTACAACATCTGGTCAGCTATCTATCCGTTGGGCAGAGAAATCGGTAAACGTTTATCTAAACAAATTGCTTAAAACAGATAATAAAGACTACATCATCTATATTGATACCGATTCAATTTACGTTGATATGTCAGCAGTGATTAAAGCTTCTTTCGGTAATGCAGACGTTACTCGTACGCAAGGCGAAGAGTTCCTTGATAAAGTATGCAAGATGAAAATCGAGGAAGTACTTGAGAATGGATATATCGATCTTGCATCTAAGATGGGTGCATATCGCCAAGCTATGGTAATGAAGCGCGAAAAGATTACTGATAAAACAGTCTTCATTGCTAAGAAGCGTTACATTATGAATACACTCAACTCTGAAGGTGTTCACTATGATAAGCCTAAGATATCAGTAACAGGTCTTGAGTCAGTTCGGTCATCTACTCCAGAAGTTTGCCGCGACAAGTTAAGAGGCTCATTCGATGTTATTATGAATGGTGATGAGTTGGCAGTACAGAGGTTTATTGAAGAGTTCCGTCAAGAGTTCTACAAGCTTCCTCCTGAAGCTATCGCTCGTAACTCTGGTACTGATAACATTGACAAGTACCGTGATCGCGGCAATCTATATAAGAAAGGTTGCCCAATGCATGTTCGCGGTGCTATTCTTTATAATTACTACTTACAAGAAAATGGACTAGATAAAAAGTTCACATCAATCTCCGGCGGTGACAAAATTAAATTCTTGCATCTTAGGCAGCCTAATCCTATTAAAGAAAACATCATCTCGTTTCCAGGTGTTCTTCCAAAAGAATTTGGCTTACATGGATACATTGACCACGAAACTCAGTTCGAAAAAGTATTTCTAAGTCCGCTTCAATCTATTCTCGAGGCCGTAGGTTGGTCAGCAGAAAAAATTGATACACTTGACGCTTTCTTCGTATAAGGATAAAAATATGGAACAAGAAGATTACACAAGCAGAATCGCTTCTTTAGAAGAGCTTCATAAGTACCAGCACGCTATTGTTGCTGCCTTAGAAGCTGAAAAGGCACCAGCTGAGTACATTAACAAGGCTAAACAAGCTAAGTTAGTACTTAAAGATAAAATTCAATATCTTAAAAATAAAGTTGACAACACGTGACATATGTGTTATTATAAATCATGAACAAAAAAGAGGTACAAAAATGAGCGATTGGGCAAGTGACATTGCATGTATGCACGACAAATTTGGTGTACATGATTGGTTTGAGAAGAACAAAGACGATAAAGAACTTATGAAAAAGTATCTTAATTTTCGTTTGAATATGTGTCTTGAAGAACTACTTGAGACGGCTGCGGCTTCAGACTTTAAGCTTACAATTGGTCTGGGCGAGGTCGTTTTTACTGGCGATGGTAAAGATATAGACCCTGAAGAAATTGTGGATGGTTTAGTTGACCTTTGTGTATTTGCTATTGGCACACTTGACGTATTTGGTGTCGATGCAAATGAGGCTTGGAACAGGGTTTATAACGCTAATATGGCAAAAAATGTTGGTGTTAAAGAAGGGCGTCCTAATCCGTTTGGGCTTCCAGATTTGATTAAGCCAGAAGGTTGGGTTGCGCCAAGTCACGAAGGCAATCATGGTCAGTTAGAATTAGCACTGTAACTAAGTGTAACAAATTGTTACTTCGTGTTATCGGTAACATTTTTAGTTATCGGTAACATTTTTGTATATGCGCGATAAATAATAGGTATTAGTCATTAGGAGACAAAATGTGTACCCCTCATGTACGAAAAGAAGCTAACCGCTTTAACTGGATTATTAAAGGCGCACTAATAGATATATCATGGCCAGACACAGATATCGAGAAAACGTATGATTCCTACTTTAAAAGACTTTGGGGCAATCATGAAAACTATATACATGAAGACGGATTTGAAGAAGCTTATAATAAACGTGAAGCAGAAGTCTTAGATAAAGAAATATCATTAGTAGCAATTCTCGGTTATGATTAAGTTTATTAAAAAGATTTGATAATAAAGGTAAAGAGATTATCTAGATTAAGGAATAAAAAATGGATATTATTTGGGCATTAGCATTTTCATCACATTTAGGAATGCAAGGCGATTACAACGAAGTACACCCGCATGTTAGATTAGTCAACGATGATAAAATAGCAGGAGCATACTATAACAGCGAAAGTCGTTTGAGTTTATATGCTGGATATAGATACGAACTCAACAACGTAGGCGCTGAACTTGCATTAGTAACAGGATATAACGATACAGTGGTACCGTACATAAGAGGTACCTACGATTTTAACAATACCATTAGAGCATATGCTGCGCCAGCCTATGAATACAACAGTAAAGTAGGTGATGATATCGGCGTAGTTATTGGATTCGAAATAACGATTTATAAGCTGCACCAGATGAAAATGTCACAGTATTAAAAATTTAGCATAGGGGTTTACTTTTGACCCCCTTTATTTAATATATACTATGTAAACGTTGAAGCAACGTGGACACATACTGGACTCGGGTGCAAATCCCGACAGCTCCACCATAGATACACTGCTCGAAAGAGGAAATGCAGAGTTGAAACATACACGGTAAGACTTAGGTCTGAAGTTGGTTCAAGTCCAACCAGTGTATCTTTGATGGGGCTGAAATAGGATCGACAGGTGTGAAAGTGAATGTGGAGTTTACCGGATGACTGCGTAATTGGTCAATTAAACTAAATGCAAACGTAAATGCAAAACCTTCTGGATTTGCTCTAGCAGCATAATCACAGGGAGCTGGC